AAGAACATTTTGACTTTAGATTGCAAGGCGAGTTTGATAATCCCAATAGTAATAGTTATAATAGAGATAATTCTTATGGTTATGCTTTGTATCGTGATGAACTCAAAGCACAAGATAATTGCAACCCAGATATTTTGATTGAACAAGAGGGCAAAGACAACAACCCACATTTGACAAAATATACTGACAACAATAATAAATATCTTGGAAATGATGATAGTGGCTATGGCAAACAATGGAACGAAAAATATCAATTAGATTTAATTGGTAGAGAGTATTGTCGTGATAGGTCAATAGCTTGTAATCAAGAACAATTTGAATTGTTGAAATGTTGGAAACAAGCCAAAGGACAATTTGTTATGGCACATAGAAATTGGATTAAATCTATTTTAGACCAAATGAAAGAAATTAAAATTGGTCTAAAAGGTTATAAATACCTAGATGAGGCAATAGAGTTAGCCACAGAACTTGGCTTGAATATTACTGAGGCAGAAATAGTCAGAACAAACTCAACCGGCCTTGTTATATATAATCCTAAAAACCTAGCTGATAGGATTAAAGGTATGAAAAACAAAAACCAAACAAGAGAGGATAAGATAAAAGCTAGACTGTTGTATGAAAAACAACAACAAAAAAGTGTAAATTAACACTTGACCGACCTATCCTATTTATGATAGGATAGGTCATTAACTTATACAGGAGAATAAAATGAAAACAGACCAAACATTTACAATCACATTCACAAAACAGAATGGCGAGAGTACAACTAGAAAAGCAAAATGGACAGATAAGTGTCAAGAGTTTGTAGCAAACGCTGGACATAACTGTCTTACTTTTTTAGATTTAGACGCAACTGAAAGATATGGCAAAGAACAATATAGAATGGCAACTGATAAAATAACTCCATGGAGTATTTCATGATAAGAGCAATTTATTTTGCATTGCATTTTGCAATGGTCTTTTTAGGTGTAGTCATAGCAATTCATTTTGATATGACTATAGGTTTATTAATTGCCGGAACATTTGCAGTTAAGTTTTTCTTTATGTTGCCAAGCACAGATGAAAATGAGAGGTTGAGAAGATATGAGTGAATATAATTGGTGTCATGGGCCGGAGTGTCATACTTATCAAACACAATCAAGAATAAGAGGGAGTGGCGATAATAAAGTTTTAAGAACTAGAAGAATTAAAACTTATAATGGCAATAGAGGTTTTTATAATTATTTCTGTGGACAAATTTGTGAACGTGATTTCTGCAACTTACATGCTGAGGCAATCGTGGCTATTGCGCCAAGGCGCGAGGCTCTTGAAACTCCAATTAAAGTTGAGAAAGAAAAATACGAGAGTTATAGATATAATTGGACAAGTAATGGAAGTGAACGCGTACCATATCAAGCAACAAGAACTACAATTAAATCAGTTGACAACAACAATGGATAATGTAGGATAAAGATATGAAAACAATTAAATACAATAATAAAACAATCAAGTTACCATTTGCCGGAGCAGATTACAGTGATGAACCATTAGAGATGGAAACAATTACAAATCCATTTTCCGGGGAGTCTGTTGCAATGCCAAGATTTGCTGTTGCTGTGTATGATGTAATCATGGGCAGTAATTTAATGGCAGAGAAATACGACAACGTTCATGGTTGGGGTTCATCTCCCGAATGGAAGACAGTTCGTAAAGGTCTTGATTGGTTTCGTAAATACTTCGCTAAAGAATACATGGTTCTGTTAGACTAACCATCAACCACGGATCCGGCGACATGATCGCCGGCTCCACTTTCCACAAATCAAATAGAGGTACCAACTACAAGTTGAAATTTCCGGCCGGCCGGACCCCCATCCCCCCTTTTTTTTAAAAGGGGTCCCACTACTTTAGGTTGTATTGCTTGATTTAGAGAGTTAATGGTGGTAAATTCGTTTTGAACATCGTAAAAGATGCAAAAAATTTTTTAAAAATTTTTATGAATTTAAATAATGTTGATATTAGCAAACTTCCTGCAGATGTTAGAAAACAATTTAGACAGCTCCAGGTTATGCATGCTGAAAAAAAGATACAGAATAGAGCAAAAGATGATTTTTTAAGCTTTGTTAAGTGCGTTTGGCCCGAGTTCATTGAAGGCGCGCACCATAGACACATAGCAAAAAAGTTCAATGACCTTGCTACAGGCAAAATCAACCGTTTAATCGTGAATATGCCACCCAGACACACGAAGTCTGAGTTTGCATCTTACCTATTGCCCGCATGGATGGTGGGCCGTAATCCAAAATTAAAGATAATTCAAGCAACCCACACTGGAGAACTTGCAATTCGTTTTGGTCGTAAGGCAAAAACGTTAATTGACTCTCCAGAATACCGAAAAATTTTTATAACATCTCTAAGAGAAGATTCTCAAGCTGCAGGAAGGTGGGAAACTGCTCAGGGTGGTGAATACTTTGCAGCTGGTGTTGGTGGTGCAATCACTGGTCGTGGTGCTGATCTTCTAATAATTGACGACCCGCACTCTGAGCAAGACGCATTGTCCCCTACAGCTATGGAAAACGCGTATGAGTGGTATACATCTGGTCCACGACAACGTTTGCAACCTGGTGGAAAGATAGTTTGCGTTATGACACGTTGGTCGAAGAAGGATTTGACTGGAATGTTGGTCTCAAAACAGAAAGAAGCGAAAGCTGACCAATGGCACGTGGTCGAGTTTCCAGCAATCTTGGACCATGGAACTGAAATAGAACCCGTTTGGCCTGAATATTGGAATTTAGAAGAATTAGAAAAGGTAAAAGCAACACTTCCAGTTGGAAAATGGAATGCACAATGGATGCAACGTCCTACTTCTGAAGAAGGAGCGATAATTAAGCGAGAATGGTGGCGAAAATGGGATAGTGACACGATTCCACCTCTACAACATGTCATTCAATCGTACGATACTGCTTATTTGAAAAAAGAAACGGCTGACTTTAGTGCAATTACCACTTGGGGCATATTTTTCCCCGACGAAGATAGTGGTGCTAACCTAATTTTGCTTGATGCAGTCAAAGGAAGGTATGAATTTCCAGAATTAAGACGAAAAGCACTTGAACAGTATAAATATTGGAATCCAGAGACGGTTATAGTTGAAGCGAAGGCATCTGGACTACCTTTGACTTATGAATTAAGACAAATGGATATTCCAGTTGTTAACTTTACACCGAGCAAAGGAAATGATAAACATGTTAGAGTTAATTCGTGTGCCCCGCTTTTTGAATCTGGAATGATATGGGCGCCAGACCAGAATTTTGCGGAGGAAGTTATAGAAGAATGCGCAGCATTCCCACACGGAGATCATGACGACTTAGTAGACTCTACTACTATGGCTGTGATGCGCTTCAGACAAGGTGGTTTAGTTAAACACCCTGAAGACTATGTAGATGAAAAAACAGCGCCTAGGAAAAGAAGTTATTATTAATGTTTAAACAATTAATAAATTTGTTTATTAAAAAAAATGGCAGATCACCCAATGCCTTAGAAATGTTGCAACTTAAATTCAAAGCTGCTCAACAATCAGGAAAAGGCAAAGTTTTCGATATGAAGGGCAATCCTTTAGATCCTAATAAACCTATTATAGGTGGTACACAAAGTGAATTTCAATCTGGAATTATAAAAGCCATAAAACCAAAACCAACTGTTGTTAAACAAAGAGGCCCACAAAGAGGTGTTGGTGCTGGTGAACAGGTAAGTGCTGCAGGTGCTACAAGAATTAAACAAGGTTTCAGCACACAATCTAAATTAAATAGTTGGTCACAAAATCAGCAATGGGTAAAAGATTTTATTGGTAGAAAAAATGCAGAATTCAATTCTTTAAACAGAGCAGATCAAAAATCAGTTTTAGATATGTTTGAAGCACAAATTAAAAAACATAAACCAAAAGAACCTTTAGCAGGCGGTGGT